CCTATGGCTGTATTCTTTACCAGGAACAAGTTATGCAAGCATGCGTACACCTTGGCGGTATGTCCATGTCGGAAGCAGATAAAGTTAGAAAGATCATTGGAAAGAAAAAGGATGCTAAAGAATTTGATCAGTTTAAAGAAAAATTCGTAGAAGGAGCATCTAAATTCATTACTCCTCATGCTGCTTTAGATCTATGGCATGACTTTGAGGCTCACGCAGGGTACTCATTTAACAAGTCTCACGCAGTAGCATACTCAACTCTGTCATACTGGACAGCATGGCTAAAGTATTATTACCCACTTGAGTTTATGTACTCAGTGCTAAAAAATGAAAAGGATAAAGATGCAAGAACTGAATATCTTATTGAAGCAAAGAGAATGGGCATTAGCGTTAAGTTACCTCACATTAACGATTCGGATATCGATTTTAAAATTGAGGGTAAGGGTATTCGGTTTGGACTCACTGCTATCAAGTACATATCTGATAAAATTGCAGAGAGATATATTGCAGCACGACCTTTTAGTTCATATAAAGAACTCGAAGAGTTCACATTTACAAAAGGGAATGGAGTAAACTCTCGTGCACTGCAGGCACTAAGGTCAATCGGTGCTGCAACATTTAATGACAATCCTAGAAATGATACAGAGATTAAAGAGAACCTATATGAGTTTTTAAACCTTCCAGAGTTTAATATCACAATACCCTCTCACTACTATGCATTTATTCAGGATATTGTAGACTTTGAAGAAAAGGGATCATACATTTTTATGGGTATGGTAAAATCAATTAAACGAGGAACAGGATGGTCACGAGTTGAAATTTTGGACAAAACTGGTAGTGTCGGTATATTTGACGATGAAAATACAACTATTGAGACGGGTCGCTCTTATCTGGTTCTTTGTAATGATAACAGGATTGTATCTTTCATACCTTCAGATGAGATAAAGGAATCATCTCACGCACTTGTAAAGTTCTTAAGTTATAAGCAACTTCCATACAAAGATGATGAAATGTTTGTTGTTTCATTTAAGCCAAGAACTACAAAGGCTGGAAAGAAAATGGCATCTCTTACACTTGCAGATACAAGTAGAGACCTACACTCTATTACAGTCTTTCCTACATCTTTTGCAAAAGCGTACATGCATATTGAAGAAGGAAAATCTTATAAGTTTGATTTTGGTAAGACTAAAGACGGGACCGTAACATTGGAGGATGTACATGTCAGTTAGTATCGAAGAAGCATTAGCACAGTTAGATCCAAAGTTAAGAAAGAGATTGGGTAGTGGGGTAGGAGTCAACTATGAGTATCAACCTACTCCTAGTTTTGGACTAAACCGTGCTCTTGGTGGTGGGCTTCCTTACGGAAGACAGGTCCTTATTTGGGGGTCTAAGTCTTCAGCAAAGTCTTCTATGTGTCTTCAGATGATTGCTCTAGCACAAGCAGAAGGAAAGTTGTGTGCATGGATTGACTCAGAGATGTCATACTCAGAAGACTGGGCTAGAACTTTGGGGGTAGATCCAGAAAAACTAATCTACTCACAAGCAAGAACTATTAGCGACATGGTAGATGTAGGTGTTGGATTAATGAACGCTGGCGTAGACTTAATTGTGGTAGACTCTATTACATCAATGCTTCCAGCAATCTATTTTGAAAAAGATACAGATGAAATGAAGGCATTAGAAAACACTAAACAGATTGGAGCAGAATCTCGTGACTTTAGTAACGCATGGAAAATGCTTAACTATGCAAACAATAAAGTTAAGCCAACTTTGCTTGTTCTCATTTCTCAGTCTCGTAATAATATTAATGCTATGTATACTAGCCAGCAGCCTTCTGGTGGTCAGGCTACTAAGTTTTATTCCTCATGTATTATTAAACTCTTTTCTTCAGAGTCAGACAATCAAGCGATTAAGGGAAAGATCAAGGTAGGAGATAAATTAATTGAAGAAAAGATTGGTAGAACTATTAAGTGGGAACTTCAGTTCTCCAAAACCTCTCCAGGGTTCCAGTCTGGTGAGTACGATTTTTATTTTAGAGGTGACGACATTGGTCTTGATACCATTGGTGATTTAGTTACTACCGCAGAACTAAACGGTATTGTAGAACGTACAGGTGCCTGGTACATACTTCCTGATGGAACAAAAGTGCAGGGCAAGGAAGCGTTTGTTAATCGTGTAAGAGAGGATCTTGACTTGCAAGAATCAATCAAGGCTAAACTAAATGGCTAACTATAGTATATATCCAGGTAAGTTTCTTTGTAAAACTTGCAAAAAAGAAGTAAAGACCATGAGAGTTTATTTGGATACTGGAATGGCTTCTTGGATGTGCAATGAAAAACACTTGTCAGAAATTATGCTGTTTAAAAAGGGATATAAGAAAGTAAAACAAGATGACTGAGAAAAGCGAAAGCAAGAGAATAGGTGCCAAGCAGCACAAGAACTCTGGTCGTAACACCCAAAAGGGAGATGCTTCCTGGAAAAATTTTGTTGTAGACTTTAAAGAAGTTGGCAAGTCTTTTACATTAAACAAAGAGGTTTGGGCTAAGGCTACCACAGATGCCATGAAGAATGGAAAGGACCCAGCCATCGTGGTCGTAATTGGCGAGGGCAATTCAAAGGTCAGACTTGCTATAATTGAGATGAGTATTTTAGAACAAATTTCAGAGGATGGTGTATAATAGTATTATGAACACAGGACATGAGCCAAAAAATAAAATAGTTCCACATATCATTAAAAACTTTTTTTCTGATGAAGAAATAGAGGTTTTGCAAGCAATCATAAAGTATCAAAAGAGTGCTAAAGATTTAGATGCCTTTTATGCACCAATGATTCTGCCTGACCTATCAAGAATGCAGATAGAGGTAATGTACCCAGAACATATAAGAAGAAAACTTGAAATTTTTGCTTCAGAGATGGTCGGGGAAGAAGTCTTTATGTACCATAACAGTTACCTAAGTTACAATAAAGAACACAACACTGGGTCAAACCCAAAGTTACCAGTACACTATGATTCAGATAATTATTTTTCTAAACTAACAATTGATTATCAGTTAGGGGCTAATATAGATTGGCCCATAGTGATTGAAAATGAAAGTTTTAACCTTCAGTATGGAGATCTTCTTGTATTCTGGGGTGCTGGTCAAGTGCATTGGAGAGAGCCTGTATTGTTTAAACAAGGAGATAACACTGAGGTTTTGACAATGCACTTTTCAACAAAAGAAGATTTTGAAAAGTTAAACATTGCTGCTCGTGATCCAGAAAAAAGAAAACAGAGATTGGCGACTTGGCAGGCAGATCCATTATTTGCACAATACAATAAAGATTTTTTTGAAAAAGAAGATGCGCTATTAAACTTTAAAGTTCTTAAAAAAGGAAACTAAATGCAAAATGAAGTTACAACAATAGACATGGTAAATGGTTTGTCAGAGATTGCAGACTATATGGAAGATGAGGAGTTGACCACAGCACTCACATTCATTGCTAAGATAATCATTAAGCCTGATATACCGCTTAATGTGGCTACAGTAGAGATTGTACGGCTACAGGCAATCGCTGCTAAGATGGCTTTTAAGGCGACATGGATGGCCAATGTGGATAAGTCAGATCGTGGTAAAAAGAATCTTTATTATACGGCAGCAGAATCCATTAACAATCTAGTGTCTGCATTAAAATATATAACTCGATAGTCTGCTATACTTATACTAATAGAAACGAGAAAATTAATGACGAAAAATTTACTGCACACTGTTATGATTAAGCCAGAAGAAAAACCAGTTCATCGTATGGATATCGCTGGACTTGAAGCAAAGATTAAAGAAGGATACACGATTACTCGTGTAGATAAGCATACAACCAAGAAGACTTTTGCTCCATCCACCATTGCTTATGGTCACGGAGAGTGTGCAAGATATTGGTACCTTGCATTTGATGGTCAGGTTTTTGAAGATAATGCAGACGCATACGCATCAGCAAATATGACTGCTGGTACTTTATCACATGCAAGAATTCAAAACGCAATGCTAAATGCTGGTATTGTTAAGGTTTTCCGTGATGAAAATAATGAAGCAACAACAGAGTTTAAGATTATAAATGAAGATCCTCCTATCTTTGGGTATGGGGATGTCATGTTTAATTGGCAAGAAGAAGAACTCATTGGTGAAATTAAAACAATGATGAACGAAGGGTTTGAATATAGAAAGGCATCTGGAAAAGCCAAGACTGGTCACTTGATGCAACTACTTATCTATATGAAGATCTTAAAGAAACCAACAGGTGTCATGATTTATGAAAATAAAAATAATCATGAACTTCTTTTGATACCTGTAGATGTAAACGATCATTACCGTCGGTGGGTAGACCAGGCATTTGATTGGATGAGACTAGTTCGAAAGACATGGGAAGATAGAACCCTGCCAAACAAAAACTATAGATCAAATTCCAAGATATGCAAGTCATGCCCAATTAAAAAAGCATGTGAGTCTGCAGGTCCAGGCGTACTAAAAATAGCGCCCTTGGAGATTCTCGGTGAAGAATTGTAAATTTTGTGATAACAACTTTAGTCAATCAGTATCTTACCAAATATACTGTTCTCCAGAGTGTAGAGATCTAGCAACAAAAGAAAAGATTGCTGAGAGGTATTTACATTCAAAAAGACAAAAAAGAAGGGGGAAGACAAGACTTTGCAGATCTTGCTCTTCTCCACTCTCTATATATAACGATGATGCAATATGCTCTTCTTGTGCAATAAATCCAGACGCAGTTAAAAAAGCAATTAAACAAATAAAGGGTAAAACAAATGGTAAAGAATAAGTGGGGGCTAGAACTAAAGCCACAAAGAATTTGTGCTATTGATGCCAGCACTAATAGCCTTGCTTTCGCCCTGTTTAATGGAGATGAACTTGAGTCCATCGGCAAGATAAATTTTGAAGGAAATGATGTCTATGAAAAAGTTATGGATGCTGGTAAAAAAGTAAAAGCATTTTTTGATATATATGGTGGGTTTGAAGCAATCATTATTGAGCACACTGTATTTATGAATAGCCCCAAGACAGCAGCGGATCTTGCATTGGTCCAAGGAGCAATTCTCGGATCAGCAGGACAAACTGGAACTAAGATTATAGGAAAAGTTTCTCCCATTACTTGGCAAAACTATATTGGTAATAAGAAAATATCAAAGGATGAGCAACTGCTTATTCGTTCGCAGCATCCAGACAAATCTGTTTCATGGTATAAAGGCTATGAAAGAAATCTAAGAAAAGAAAGAACTATTAGGTTTATCAATACTATTTATGATAGGTCTATTACTGATAACGATGTAGCAGATGCTTGCGGTATTGGACATTGGGCAATCAAGAATTGGGAGAAGGCAATATGACAACACTAGTATCAATAATTTCTTACAAAGAGGGAGACCTATTAGGGACAGTGCTTGACTGCTACTCTAAAGCAAAAGACAAGGATAGTCTATTCTTTTCTATAGTTGAAGAGCATTTTCCAGAATTTTATTCAGATCTTAGTTTTATACCAGAAGACCAGTTGCTATATAGAAAGTTTGACTTATCTGAGTACAGGGGTATACTGTGGGCAAGAGACCTAACAACAAAAGATTTACCAGTTGAATTTGATCATGTTTTGTTTATATGTGGGCATACCAGGTTTGAGCAAGATTGGGATGTAACATGCCTAGAAGAATATGCAAAAGCAAAAGCAAAATCTGAAACAGGGAAAGCCATTCTAACACTTTGTCCTCCAGATTTTGAGTACAACGAAGACTGGTCTATTAGATATAAAGATAAGGTAAAAACAAACTTGTACCACCCATCAATAACTGGCTGGGACCCACGACTACAAAAAGTCACAGACTTTATTCCAGGGTACTGGTTCCCAGTTGGAAGTGTACCACCTGAAGATGGAGATGTTCATGAAAACTATTGGGTACATTTTACCTGGTGCTTTTCAGAAAAATCATATGTTGATGAGGTTCCTTTAGATCCAGAGATGAACTTTAACGGAGAAGAGCCTTATGTTTCCTTACAGTCTTGGGGTAGAGGTTGGAGAATGTTTGCAACATCAAAAATATTTGCCTACCATCATCTTTCAAGAAAGTATCCAGGGGAGAGATTAAGCAGATATAACACTGCAAGACCATGGGCAGACGATAAAAAGAAAGATCACTGGGAGCACTCAAGAAAGGCAATGTTAAAACTTAACTTGCTTTTTTCTGGAAGACTGACTGGTATGCACGGAGATATCTCTTTGGATGTTGTTCAAGAATATTGCAGAAGAAGTGGCATTAATTTAAGAATGACAGAATACAATCCAGAATATGATAAGGTTGATGGGTACCAGCACATGATGGGCATCAGAGATCAAGAGCCAGTAAAGAGAGAAGATCTTGACTGGAAGGTCCCAGGAGTTGACAAATAACATCATGGCTGCTAAACTATATACAAGTGAAACCTTTATGCGTAAGAGATATCTTATGGATAAGAAGACACCAGAAGAAATTGCAAAAGAATGTGGGTGCTCCTTAGAGACCATCTATGTTTACCTTGCTAAATTTGGATTAAGGAAATCAAAGCGATGAAAAAGATTAAATATATTTTGTTTGTAGTGTCTTTAGTGGCAGCAGTTGGTGTTTCATATGCAACAATAACCTTAAAGGGGATGCCAGATACTTTTGAAATGGAGGACGACGATGAGTGAAAATTTAAACATAACAGTTGATCAAGTAAATAACCCAAGGCACTATACTTCTGATCCATCTGGTATTGAGTGTATCGAGATTACACGTCACCGTAATTTTAATATAGGAAATGCTTTCAAGTATCTTTGGAGAGCAGGACTTAAAGATGAGGAAAAAACTATTCAGGATTTAGAGAAGGCAATTTTTTATATCAAGGATGAAATTAATAGACTAGAGGGCAAACATGTCAACTGAAGATGATCTAGTCAAGCATCTTGACCAAGTTAATCAGGTTGTAGAGGAGTATCTAAAAGGAAATGATCCTACCGTAATCTCAAAGCAGTTATCAATTCCACGACAAAAAGTTGTCACACTTATTAATGAGTGGAAGGTTATGGCATCTGCTAATGATGCTATTCGTGCTCGTGCCAAAGAAGCACTTGCTGCAGCAGACACACACTACAGTAAGTTAGTTTCTCGTACATACGAAGTTATTGATGAGGCATCAATGACAAATAATCTTAGCGCAAAGACTGCTGCTATTAAACTTGTAATGGATATTGAGTCTAAGCGTATTGACATGCTACAAAAGGCTGGACTTCTTGAGAACAAAGAACTTGCAGAAGAGATGATGGAAATTGAAAAGCGTCAAGAAATCCTTGTTCTTATTCTAAAAGATATTGCTTCAGAATACCCACAGGTTCGTGATGAGATTATGCGTAGGCTTTCTTCATTTGCAAAAGACAACGAGGTGATTACAGTTGTCCACGATGTTCAATGAGTTTTTAGAAGCACTGCAAGATGATCATTTTCAAGAGATTCCAGTAGATGCAAGAACATTTGTTGAGGGTGAGGCATACCTTGGACAGCCACCCCTGTCTGATATACAGTACGATATTGTAGAAGCCATGAGCCAGATCTATCGTAAAGAAGATTTGATAAATATTATGGGGGAAGAAAAAGGAACTCAGTACTACAGCAAGTACACTAAGAACGAAATCATTCTGCAACTTGGAAAGGGATCTGGAAAAGATTTCACATCAACCGTAGCATGTTCATATATAGTATATAAACTATTATGTCTTAAAGACCCAGCAAAGTATTTTGGTAAGCCCTCTGGAGATGCTATTGACCTTATCAATGTTGCTATTAACGCTCAACAAGCAAAGAATGTTTTCTTTAAAGGTTTTAAGTCAAAGATTGAAAGATCCCCTTGGTTTGCAGGAAAGTATAACGCTAAGGCAGACTCAGTTGAGTTTGATAAATCTATTACGGTATACTCTGGTCACTCAGAGCGTGAGTCACATGAGGGTTTGAACTTGTTGCTTGCAGTTCTTGATGAGATTTCTGGTTTTGCATCTGAAGTTGGAACAGGTAATGAACAGGGGAAGACTGCTGACAATATCTATAAGGCTTTTCGTGGTTCAGTAGACTCTCGCTTCCCTGACCTTGGCAAGGTTGTTTTGCTTTCATTCCCAAGATATCCAGGCGACTTTATTTCAGAAAGATATGATGATGTTGTTGCTGAAAAAGAAGTCATAGAAAGAACACACAAGTTTACTATTAATCCATTGCTTCCAGAAGATAGCCCAGACAATACATTTGAAATTTCGTGGGACGAAGATCAAATCACATCATACAAATATCCAGGAGTGTTTGCACTAAAAAGACCTACATGGGAAGTAAATCCTACTCGGAAGATTGATGACTTTATGATTGCGTTCATGACAGACCTTGGAGATGCCATGATGCGTTTTGCATGTGTCCCAACATTTGCTTCAGATGCATTTTTTAAGCAGGTAGAAAAAGTAAGAGCCTGTATGACATTAAGAAACCCAGTGGATACATTTAAAAGGTTTGATGAATCATTTAAGCCAGACCCAACAAAGAAATATTATGTTCATGCTGACCTTGCACAGAAACACGATAAATGTGCGGTAGCAATTGCTCACGTAGAAAAGTGGGTAAATATACAAGTAATCAATAACTATGAACAAGTAGCACCTATCGTAATAGTAGATGCAGTAGCATGGTGGGAGCCAAAAGTTGAAGGTCCTGTTAATCTTTCTGAGGTTAAGCAGTGGATTCAAAACCTTAGAAGGCTTGGGTTTGATATTGGAATGGTTTCGTTTGACCGTTGGCAATCTTTTGATATTCAAAATGAGTTAAAGCAGGTAGGAATGAAAACTGATACTGTTTCTGTTGCCAAGAAGCACTATGAAGATATGGCCATGCTTGTATATGAGGAAAGACTTGCTATGCCTGCAATTGATTTATTATTTGATGAACTAACACAGTTAAAGATTATGAAAAATGATAGAGTTGACCACCCCCGCAAAAAGTCAAAGGACTTGGCTGATGCTGTGTGTGGAGCAATATTTGGGGCAATATCACATACCCCAAAAAATATAGACACTGAAGTAGAGGTTCATACTTTTAAGGATAGACCAAAAACTCCAGAGGAGCAATTTGACTTAGAAAGTCGCAATGTGATACAATATAAACCTAGCCAAATAAAAGACATCGAAGATTATTTGGATGGACTAAAAACACTATAAACAAGGAGAATATCGAATGAATTCATTCAAGAAAATCGCACTAGCCATGGTTGCAGCCATGACTTTGGGCACAATCGTAGCAACACCTGCAAGTGCT